GATTGTTACGCCTGCTGAAGATCAGCAACCGCCTTTTCCAGCGATTCTACCGAAGCATTCGCCCGATATTGCACGTTGGCGGCGTCGAGTTGCGCTTTGAGGGCTGCGATCTTCTCGGCATTGTCGATGGGCTCCGCTGCCGCCTTGAGGCGTTCGACTTCAGCGCGGAGCAATTCGACCTCGCTCGCCAGAGTATCGCGTTCACCCTCGATGGTAACGACACCTTCATGGATGGCTTTCAGCGCATCGAACAAGCGGATCGGTAGTTCGCCAGCACCCGGATGTTCCAGCTCCGACAGGCCTTCGGCCGCTTCGATCAGCAGCACGACGCCGTCGCGCTCAGCATATAACTTGTCGATCAGCTCCTGCAGCGCAGCACCATCGACAACACCCTGGACGTCGATCAGCATTACCGGCGCTGACTCAACCTGTCGAACCGTCACCTCCGGAACATCGTCAGCCTCATTCTCGCGGCTTCCGGTGGCGTTCGCGTCGACAATGCGCAGACCGTTTTCCTTGGCCAGCGCCTTCACATCTTCTTGGTACTGGTGGAATGGACCAGGCAAGTACCAGATATTTTTTTGGCTCATGATCATTACCTCGCCGAGCCGAGCAAGTCGCCCGGCTCAACATTCAGGGGTTACTTGGAAGCGTCACCGATCAGAGCCACACCGGCGGTGTGCTTGATGCTGGTGGCAGTCTTGTCCCAGTTGGTACCGGTCGCCAATTCGGCGTCGGTTGGCGACTTGCCGCCGGTGGTGGTGTCCCAGGTGTAACCCTTCAGACCCAGACCGAAGGTGTAATCGGTCTGGAGCGTGGTTTCGATACGCTCCTTGCCGTTGGTGGTCTGAACGTTGCTGATGATGTCGCGGCCGTCGTGCACAAGCGCCGCGCCCTGCACCAGGGACAGGATGATTTCCTTGTTTGGGGTGCCGGCCTGGACCAGCGCCGGCGCGTCCGTCACAACGGAGATCTTGCCGAGGATGTCCACGACGCGAACGTTGCCCGCTTGGAATAGCTGCTGCTGGTTCGCCAGGTTCTGGCCGACCAACTTGTGGTAGCTGGTGCCCTGCATCACCTGGGTTACAAGGTTCTGGCTTGCGTCGCCGAACTTCGCATGGGCGTTGTTCAGGCCGGCGTAGGTGATGCCTGCGGTAGCAGACACGTCGTTGACTGCGGCAGCTTGGGCGGTGATTGCGGCAACCAGTGCAGCGATTGCAGTGTTCAACTGATCCTTCAACAGGATTTCAGCAAACGCGCGGCTCGCCACCTCGATGCCTTGCGCGGTCGGGCGCTCCAGCCAGGTCATCTGCGATGGCTCGTAGCGGATCGGACCGAAGCCGCCGGCTACCTTCACCGAAGTGTTCTTCAGCTCGGTCAGGTCGGTCGCTGCGACAGTAGCGTTTGCGCTGTAGCGATCCACGCGGCGCTGGGCAGCAGCAAGAGTCTGGAAGAACGACTCTTGGAGGAAGTCGCCAGTGAAGCCGTCCGGAGACAGCACAATAGCCCCCCGGCTCGCAGCGTTGAACGCGGCGAGATATTGATCCAGCGTCTCGAGAGTCGCCGGCATGATGTATTCGTTGAAAACCTGCATTTGCGACAGGGACATGAGTTATTTCCTTACGATTGAGGGAGATCTGGGAACCGGCTTGCGATTGCAGCCGTGCGTTCCTCTTTGGTACCGCCGATTTTTCCTTTCGGGGCCCCGCCCCCACCACCTGCACCGCCGGCCCCGCCGCCCGATGCCTTGCTACCCGCGATCAACGGCGCGAACGCCGAGTCATTCGCGATTTCTGCTTTCAGCTCATCCAGCGTTGCCGCCGAGAGCTTGCCCTGTGCGTCGAGGACGACCACAACAGGTTTCCCTTCGCGCTGTTCGACGCTCAGACGGCGCTCGATGTGCGGCAACAGGGCTTTCGCGCTGCCTTGCACTGCCAGTGCAGAGGCGATATCAGTAGCGGTACGACCGACAGTCAGATCCCGGATTTGCCCGCTCAGCGTTCCACGCTCCTGTTCCAACATGCCGTTCAGCTCAGCTTCGCGACGGGTAAATTTTTCAGTCCAGGAGCGTTCGAGTTCTTCGACGTTGCCGGACTTGCGAGCGGCTTCTTCACGCTCAAGGCGCGCGGCATCTTCAGCTTCGCGTGCCTTCTTCTCGGCGGCTTTCTTCTCGCCGAGCAGTTCATCAACCTTGGCCTTCAGGCCGGATACATCTTCTTGCTGCGGCAGACCTTCAATGCCGAGTACGAACTTGCCGTCCTTCTCGGTGTAAAGAGCGCGCACGGCTTCATCTACCCCATCCAGGGTATCCAGTTGGAATTTCAGCATTGGTTGCCTCCCAGAGACGTAGGTGCAGGCCCTGCCCGCAGATATGAAAAAACCCGTCACTTGCGGGCTCTGTGTAAATCGTGGGTATAAAAAACCCCGGCGCATGCCAGGGTTTTAGAAACTATGAGTTTTAACTGAACAATGATTTCGGTGGGTTATCTCGATATAACTGCAACTGTTTGAGGTGTTCGGAAATATTAATTTCCCATGACGCAAGAGTAGAAGTCACGATCATTTTGGCGTTAGAAAAATCACCATCGAAGTGATCAATGACATCTTTAACGTCGACTGCCCCGATCCAAATATCGATTTGCTCCCCATAATTTAGCTCTATCGGGAATCCTTTGCCCGCCTCACCAGCATGGAACCCCATCCAGCAAATACTACCTTTACGATCAAGAATTTTCGCTCCGGTAAGCCGTGCAGGCCTGTTGCCAATGGAAACCGCATCGACTACGAGACTCTTTGCGACAGAGCCCGCACCATCATTCCTAAAGCGCTGCAAATCGCACTTAAGAACTATGCGTTCCATATTTTCCTGGCGCTGCTTGTCAGCCAGAACAATTGCAGCAACAACTGCCGCCAAAGCACCCACGCCAGAAACCCACTCCCCAACAGAACCAAGACTTAATACATACCGATCCGCTGTGGTGGGGTTCATTTGAATAGCAGCAAGAAAGCCTGCCAAACCACCAATGCTCATGCTAATCACTGCAATAAGTGCTGCCCATCCCTTTGCCATATACCACCTCACCATTTGGGCGAAGCGTTATAACAACCCAGCACGGTCAAATGCCAGCGGTTCGAGCGCCTTCATCTGCACAAGGGTCAGCGGCGCAAAGTTGCGATCAAGCTGCAGCTCTGAAAATCGTTCAATGCTCAAGCCGCCTTCACGGAACAGCTTGGCGCGTACAGGCCCGATAGCCTTGTCCTGAAACGCTGCCGGCTGTTGCTTGAGCCAGTCGTAATAGCTGAGGTCTGCCCTCACCTGCTGCGCGCCGCTGTCACCGATGGATGCTCGGGTGGCGTCTTTGGCGAACAGCGCGCTGAATCGGGTGACCGCCACCACCGTCGAGCGACAGTTGATGTGGATCGGAGGCCTCGGCCCCTCAGTCAGCTTGAAGCGGCGCTTGTCGAGCGTCCGGCACTGGCTGGTCGTCTTCGTGTCCAGGGTGCTGACCCACTCCACAGACTGCACGACATCGGAGTTCTCTTTCAGCGTCTCCATGCGCGCCTGGGTGGCGACGTGCTGCACCGCCGTTCGAACGATCGCGCCGGCGTTGCGGCTGGTCGTGGCCAGGATGCCGTCGTTGTACTGCAGGGCTTTTGTCCCGCGGATGTTCTTGATGATCTGGAAGGTGGTCTGGCCTTCGAAGAAGCCCTGCCGGATCGCGCCAGTGAGGCGTTGCCGCTCGGTGTTGGTGAACCCCTCAATGAACGATTCGAGCAGCTTCCCGCCATCCGCACCGCGCACTCTGAGCGGATTGGTGAGAATGGCTGCCCGAATCGCGGCGGCACCCGGCACCGCGGCGTCGAACGAAACACCCACCGGTGCTGCCCGGGTCAGGCTGGTCGCTTCAAACTCGGCCTCGTAGTTGGCGATATCCACCAGGTCGAGGTTCAGCTTCTCGCTGTACCGATCGAAAATGCCCAGCAACAGGCTGTCGACTTCGCTCAGCAGCCTCTCCAGCCGAGCGACGGTGTAATCCGTCAGGTCGGCCCGGGTCAGCCGCTCACGAATCGAGCGGTCGATCTCTTTGAGAAAAGGCCCAAACTTCGCAACCTCCCCGGACTTCAGTTGCTCGAGGAAGACGGCGTGCCGAATCGTGGCATCAAGGATCGCTTGGTTTGCCGCCATTCGGGGTTACCTCATCGTCATCGTCCAAGTCGAGCGCCGGCGCTTCAGCTTCCAATTCGTCGCGGATCTGGTCGTCGGTCTTTTCGGGATCGATAACCCCGCGATCGCGCAGGTACTGCCAGAAGTCGCCCGCCGGCAACTTGCCGCCCTGTACCGCATTGAACAATGCCGAAAGGATCGTCGCGTCCAAGGTGATCTGACTGAAATCCTGATTGAGCTTGTAGAGCGTTTCGCCCGGGGCATTCACAAACTCGGCCATCCAAACCAGGCACTGGCTGTAAGCTTCGCTGACGTTGCTTACAACCAACGACAGGACGCTGTGTCCGGCAGCGCTATCGTTGTCGGCCTGGGTCGCGGTCTTCACCGCGCTACCCCGTTCGATCAGTCGGGCGCCGAGCGACACCATGTCGTCCTTCTTGGAGTCCATGGCCTCTTTGGCCACAGTGTTCGGCTGAGCCTGCCATACGCCACATGTGCCGCTGACCGGCAGAAGCCAAGGTGCACGGGAGCCAAGAAAAATGCCGTTCTTCTCCATGTGGTCACGCCACTGCTCATCGAGCCCTGCCATCCACGGCTGAGGCTGGCCCACTAGGTAAGCCGCCTCTTCGTAGTCCGCGCTGTTGCGGTAGTGGCCCACATTGACTTCCGCCATGTCGTACAGCGGCGAATCGTCGATTGTTGTGTCGTTGTTCTCGCTGCCCAAGAACTGGAACGGGATGATCCGCCATGGCTGGCCCAGGCCATTCAGGGGCGCGAATGGGGCGACCGTCATTTCCGTCTTGCTGCTGCCCTCTTCCCAAACCTCCTGGGTGTAGATGCCAGCCGAGAGCCGCAACACCCTGTATTGCACAACCCGCTCACTGCCAAAGCCGTCGTCTGTATCGACATCAACCGTTTCGCGCAGTACGACAAGGCACAGCAGGTGCTGGCCGCCGACCTGACGTGTCTTCCAGTTAATGATGGCTTCGGCCGGGTAGCTGGCGACGTTCGCCCGAGCCCGGCCCGCTTGTTCGTCCGCCTTGCTCACGGTGCCAGCCTGGACAGCCGCGTAATCCACCAGTAGCCCGTGGCGGCCAACTTCGAGCAGATGCCCAATGATAGACTGCGATTGCTGGTAGATGCTCACACCCTGCCCGTCGATGTCCTTTGACACGTAATCGAGAGCGCCTGGAACAGTAAGCGTTGGCCAGGTGCGGAACACCGCGCCGACGAGACTGTGTTTCGTCCGGCCTGTAGCGTTGTAGAACACAGCGCGCTTCTTGTAGGCGTCGTAGCGGTCCCGATTGTCCTGGCTAGTGTCGGATGCGTTCGGCCGCGGCAGATATCGGTCACCAGCAGCTTTGATGGTTTCCGATCCTTTGCAGACGTCGCGCACCAAGCGCCAGCGGTACTGCGCCGCGTCGTACTCGGGACGGGCAAAAGTGACGTCCGTCATCGGGCGACTCCCATTTTCATTGAGGTGACCGGCTTCACGATCGGGTACTCGCGGTGGATGAAATAACCGCCGCCGTCGTTGGCGTGGTCATTGCCCTGGCTCTTGTCTGGCTCGCCGTTGGGCGCCCAGATCTGCTGCTCGAGGCCGTCTGCGTAAGTCGGGCAGGTAAATGGATTGACCAGGTAACGCCGCTCGCCCTGCGCGTTGCAGAACATGGCGTTCATGGCGTTGATCCGGTCCTTCACCGGTGGGTTTGCCGCCGGTGCGATGACTGCGAAGCCGGCCTGTTTGAGCATCGCCAGGTCCGTGACGCTCGCGTTGACCGACTTCCTTGAGTCGCCCGAGGCGTCCGGATAGATCCGGATCTCGCAGGTTTTCTCGAAGTCGTTGCCGTTGTGCCGCCAGTAGCGCTCCTTGATGCGGCGAATCATGTCCGGCGTGTCGTAGCCATCCATCAACTCATCCACCGCGCGCGGCAGACCCTGGTCGCGTTTGACATGGGTGATCGCCGCCATCTTGCCGACGTTGAAGTCCATGCCTATGAAGAGCGGCTCGCCTGGCTGCACAGTGTCGAAGCACTGGTTCAGCTTGCGGTCGTACGCGTGGTAGATCGAGCCGGACGTCAGGTTGACGAATTGGCCATTCAAGTACGCGCGGATCAGCTGCTCGGGGTACGACTCCATCAGTGATGGGATGTAGTCGTCCGGCAGGTTGAGTTCGTTGTCGAAGGTACTGGCCTGAATCAGGCCGTACATATCCTTCAGCGCTGGCTTTTCACGCAGCTGCTTTACGAACTGGAGGAATACAAACTTGAAGCCTTCCGGTGTCGTGGTCACATCCACGCCGTTCTTCAGCCCCGGCAGGTTGTAGCGCATCCGGGCGATGATCTTGCGCCAGGCCTGCTGAGCTTTCAGCGACGTCAGCACGTCCAGCTCATCCACCAAGGCATGACCAATCTTGAAACCGACGATCGTCTGCGGCTTTTCCATCGAGCGACAGATCACAGTGCCGCGATACTGCCGGCCGCTGTATATGTGAACCTCATGGTTCGCCTGGTTAATCTTGGTCTTCAGCCCCCAGTCGTACGCCACCTCCTCCATCGTCGGATAGAAGATGTCGCGAATCTGCGGGTAGGTCGGCGCGAAGTAACCCGCGTTGACGCCCGGCCACTCCATGAAATGCTTGCTAAGTGCCGAGCAGCCCACCCAGGTCTTTCCTGAACCGAAGCCAGCGACGAAAGCACGAAACTTGTGGGGCAACAGCAGGAACTGCGATTGCGGAACGTTAAGGCTCGGCATTCGGCTTCCTCGCATCCACCACGTCGACCTGAATTCGAGTCGGGATTGCTGGCTCGTCGTCAGGCTCGTCCTTTCGATTGCGATTGACGTAGATGTCGCCGGTTTCTTTCGCAGCCTGTTCCAAAATCTGCATGGCCAGACCGATGTTCTTCATCGTCTCGGCCTTCTCCACGAAGCGATTCATGGCGCGGAGTCGGAAGGCGCGGTTGGCGATCGGAATCTCTGCCGTCTCTTCGCGGAAGCGCTTGCGGGTGTCGTGGAACAGGGTTTGCCACTTCACATGCAGGTTGCGCCCTACGTATTTCGTCGGGTCGTACGCTTCGCACTGTTGGCGTGTGACATCGAGACCGAATCGCTCTTTGACCGACGCAACAACTTGCGATGGCGTGTCAAAGCAGGCGAGTGCCTGTACTACAAAGGCTTTCACCTCGTCTCTGAGTGCGGCCATAGATGGGCATCCGTCAAAGTACTGTCAAAGTCAGGCCGACTTGAGCAGACAGGTTCCGCAGGCCCTCGCAATGTTCAATTTCCCCACCTCAGCAGGATTGTTTGCAGCGTTCACCAGCTCTTGCACTTCAGCGCTCGCCCCATACCGACGCACCACACCGACGAACTCTTCAACGTCGTGTCCGCGCATCTCAAGCTTGGGAGCGCCTTTCTTGGTGAAGGCCGGCTGACCGTACTTATCGTTGGCGTGGGCAATGTGGTAGAGCTCGTGCTCAACCAAAGCACAGAAGTCAGCATCGGAGCACTGGTCGCAGTAGTCGGCAGCCAAGGTGATGATGTAGTCCGGCACATCGCCGAACCAATCGAACATCTGCTGTTCCATCCGAGCCTTTTGCCAGCCACCTGCGCGGAAAGCTACCTGTTCGGCCTGTCCAACTACTGTGCGGCCCTTCTTGGTGAATCCTGAGGATGCCCACATGACCTGGATGTCTGCATCCAGCAAATGGGCATGGTCTTCGTTGTGAATGCTGCCGGTATCAGAAAGGATCTCGGCTTGGAGCCACTCCCACACCTCGGATGCGGGGATCAGGCGAATACCAAAGCTGGACAGATCAGGCGGGGCGAGTAGCGAATCCGGCGGCATCGGCCTGCTCATGAATCACCCCGAGCTTGTAATGATGGCTGGATGCCGGTATTTGTGGGAGCCAATTTAGACAGGGGTACTCGCGGGCCCAATTCTCACTCCCCTGTGCCCGTCAAAGGACAATGGCTTTTGAAAAAATTCCTAAAGTACGCAAGTTTACTCACCGCATCAGTTCTCGTTGCCGCCTGCCAAAGTGGGCCGCCGCCTGCCCCTAAAACAGAGGTAGCCATGCAATCGGTCATTCTCGATAAATGGCTTCAGGTTCGCTTCTGTACCAACGGGAGTAACACCATCGATGGGAAGCTAATTCAGGGGAAGTTATGCTCCCAAACACAGAAATACGAAATTGCCGGAGGTCCGGTGATCAAATTGGCCGGACAGCGTGGCCTTGTAGGCTCTCTCTCGCCGCAGGAAGCAACGAAGGGGTTTTCGGCGTCAGATGGCGGCATTACCTACACACTTAAATGCGAACTGCTGCCCAAAATTACCGCCGATGCTGGTGACTCCTATCGCTGTGCATACGATGCGAACAACCTTCCGTTGGTCAGAGTGGATATCACCTACCCATAACAATTCCTAGTTAGGTCTTTACCGCGGATCGCGACACAATTTGCAGGTCCGCGAAACGTGTCGCGACTTACTTGCCTCGACGCTCGATCCCGCCCGGCGCCTTGTCGCAGCGCATGCAGTGTTCGCAGTTCAGCGTCCTGCAAAGCCAGGCCTTCACCCGCTGCCACCAGATGACCATGAAGATGTGGCGCAGGCCGGCAAGGGCCAGGGACACATGCAGGGTCAGCCCTGCGGTCGTCGGTCCGAAGAAGATGTTCTGGTTGCGGGTCATCACAACGAAACCGCTGATGGCGATCGCCGAATAGATCAGCTTGCCGAGGATGCCGTCTCGCACCCGGCCGCTCAGGACACACCAGGTCGCCCACAAGGCAATCAAGCCGCAGGCGATGGAGTTGATCAGTTCAAGATTCATGGTGGGTTGCCTCCCCCGAACCGTTGGCGGATGAGCGCCCAGAGGTCAGCGGCTTTGATGGCGCGGTTGATGGCTGCCAGCAGTGACCCGCCGAAAGTGCCCAGCAGGAAGCCAACGCCGGCGACAACCTTTGGCTCAGTCACACCCAAGTAGGTGCTGACCATGCTCGTCAGGTACCAGGAGCAGGCGACTCCGGTAATCAGAAAGATCGCCCATGCGCGCCAGTCCGTTAAGTCGTCCTTGTGCCACCAGCTCGCGATGACGGCGCCGACGAATCCTGCGATCAACAATCCAAACCTGTCGAGATTGTCGAGCAGGCGCTGCAAATACTCCATGCGCTCGACTCCGTGGGGTATGTGAGCTTGGCCAGCGGCCACGTAGAATCCCCTCGCCAACAATTCAAGGACAAGGGCATGAAATTAAAATCAATGATGCTGCTGTTCGCGTCGTTTGGCCTCGCGGCTACCGTGCAGGCAGACGAATTCACTAACGCAGAAATCTGCAAGGCTGCAATTTCCGTGGAAATGGGCCGCCCCACAAAAACGATGAAGTCGAAATTCTCCGGAACAGATCCTGAGATTTCCTATAAGCGGCCAGATGGCGACTCTTTTAGATATCGCTGCCAAGTGACTGATGATCGAGTGGTCTGGTCGGGCTTCATGAACGACACCAACGAATGGGGTCGTTGGAGGAACCGCTACTCAGAGGGCGACGCATCGACGACGTACTCAGTTTCAAATGGACTTCTGACGATAAGCAACGATCAGTCTGGCGACAAAACCTTCAGGAAGAAGGATTTTTGAGGCCCTGAATAGGTTCGCGGTCTTTCCCGCTGTCCGCCAAAGACCTTCGCAGCGTCGACGCCCCATTGCATCGATCTCGCTGATTCAGTCTCGCGCCACCCTGGAAGCATTGGTGTGCAGGATGCGCGGGCCGCCGGTGTTGATTCCGTACGTCGCACTATCCGGCTATCGACGTCCGGGCCTTCCGTGAGGCCGCCCTGGCTGCGGTGAATTCAAGGCAATAAAAAACCCCGCTGATTGAGCGAGGTTTTGGGTTACAACGGTTCTTTTGAAACCTTTTTAAAAGCGCCGGTCCGCCATGAGATAGCTCATTCCCAAATAGGCCACACCTGCGCCGATCACAGAACCCCAAAAATCAGCTTGGAACAACGCAGAGGTTGTTGCACCACGCTCATGAGCCCGAATAACAGACTCCCAGCCCGTGTCATTCGCCCCAAAAGCTAGATCCCACCCATAAGGGAATACAATCAATAGGAACAAGCCGGCTAAAGACCCTACGCCGAACCATTTTGACTCTGTGTGAGCGAACCACACTTTTAGAAACTGCGCTGCAGCAATCAGTACCGCTGCCGCCAAGCCGCTCTTAAGAAACTGTTCCACCACTTCGAAGAAGGCCATCAAAAAACCCGCGCCAAATTATTGAATACAGATACTAGCCTTTTGATGGCACATAAAAAAGCCCAGCGGCATGGCTGGGCTAAAGTATTCGCGTGCGTGTTTCGTGAATTGCGCACTATGGGAAAAGTACGCATTAACCCCCGTCATGTCAACAAATTTATGCCGCCTCTTCATCTTTCTCCGCGTGAATCACCTGCCACAACGGTTGTTGTGCCTGAATATCCACTTCCGCGATCACGGACTTCAGGAATTCCCATAGGTCGAGCCAGTCTCGGGTCCAATTTTTCGGATCGATCGTCACCCCGAAGAAGGTATTCAGCTCGGCCGCGACCCGGGCCGGCCCCCACTCTGCCGCTCCACTGACCTGAGCCTTGTAGGACTGCAGCGCCAGAGTCACCAGGTAGTGAGCTTTCACACGCTTGGCTGAAGTGAGATCCGGTAGCTCAGCTTTCGAAGCCACCAACAGCACCGCGTTCATTACATGCTGCATGGTCATCATCGGGTGATAGAGGAAGTGGCCGAACTGCTGCACCTGGAACGGCAAGGTGCCGATTGCGCGCTGGATCTTCCCCATGGTGACCAGGTGCGCAGCGCGGGCGGTGGACCGGCCGATCGGCTTCCGGCGCGTCTCGCTGATGCTGATCTTCTGCCGAGCGACCATGATGCGCGCTTCCTTGTCCTCCCCCATGGCGGCAAACACCACCTCATGCTGGCGCGCCCTTGCCTTTTTTACTGCTGCCGCCGATTGCGCAGAGTCGATGGCTGCCGCGGTGATCGAGGCGTTCGATTCGTGTT